GTCGTCTTAGTGGGTTCTCGTCCAAGTGAATATGCAGCTGCAATCGCAGCGAGTGCGGAACCTTCCGCTACGAGTAGTCCGATCGTTCCCGGATCCATTATCTTCAACGCTTAAAAAAATCAGGCATGTTTGCGATCAAAGTAACTCTCATAGTTAAGATAAGATGGCCTTTTTAGATATTGTTACGTTAAGCCTCGTTGAAATCTTCGGAGACTTCAATCTGGTCTGGTACACACAGACTAATCAGATTGAGTTTCTGTACAAGGGCATTCTTGGCTACATCGGTGTAGTCTACTTTCTAATTCAAGCACTACGTGGAGGAAACCTTCTCTATGTGAACGGAATGTGGGATAGTTTATCTACAGTGTTCAACAGTCTTGCTGCATTCATTCTACTGGGTGATCGTTTGAAGACGAACGGACAATATCTAGGTCTTTTTCTAGTTGTGATTGGTATTTACCTGCTTAAGGATGGCGCCGCGTAAATGCACGACCACTGCGTGCACGGGCAGCCTTCTTACGTGAAACGATACGGCCATACTTATTCATCATGAGGTCGCTCCTAGTGAGTCCACCTGGAGTCTTTTGGGCGGTTCCATTCCATACTTTACGACGAGAGCCGATATTACGTTGAGTCTTCATTATCAATCACCTAGAAAGTTTCAATCGGAAGGGTGGTGGCCTTGGCGCTTCTTCATTAAATCCAGGCTTCTCCACTTGACCGCAATACAACGATTCTGTCCATGGAGTTGGAAATGAACGTACTGTTTCAAAGTAATTGGTAGGTCCACCGCCATGATGAACCAAAATACTATGTTTCACCTTCGGGTAAATCTTCACGCTTAGAAAGTTCTGGTCTAATGCAATTCCACGGTCTTCAGGGTTGAGTTTGTACGCTTCGTATTCTTCACGGATGTTGATGCCGGCTGATTTGCGCAGTGCCCACAATCCGCCCATTAATGAAGCCGAATGTTCCTTGTGATCTCGAATGGTATGTGCAATAAACTGCGGTGAGTTCATGAAATCCACGATGGCCCATCGGTCGCGCCAATGGATGCGAGAATCGGCATCTCGTACGAACATAACATTGACATCCGGTTCATTGATTGCAGTGAATCGGTCAATCATGTTTTCAATACCGGTCTTCCCTGTGGGTTTGACGACAACATACGGTGCATCCTGTAATTTCGCCATCATCTCAGGCGTTACATCAGACCCCGTATAGACAAATACAAACCAACCCGGAAAGTGCTTATGAATCAATTGAATGTTCTCAATCATACCCGGATAATACCGAGCATTATAGGGACCATACAAACAGAACGAAAAAACGTTCATCTTATCTTAAGGAACAGTAATGCTGTCGGGTAAATACTTCGCAGACAGTTGTCGATGGGTTGTTGACTCACGATATCCAGGTCATTCTAAATATTCCACATTAGAAGCGAGAACAGGCGATCGTGTATTCATTAATGGAGACCTAGTCTATGCATTTGTACGATCACTCTCTTCGATTTATAGACGTAGATATATCTACGTGATTCATAACTCCGATCAGCCTTTTGACCAAGGAAAACTAGATGCACTTCTTCCATATTCCATTCACATTTATGCAATTAATACCACAGTGAAGCATCCACAGCTTACAACCATTCCTCTCGGAGTTCCAGATGCATGTGTATCCTATCTAAGTACGTTCACACACATGAAACTCCCACGTACTATTGAAATCTATATGAATTTCAGCATTCATACACAGGTTCAAAAACGACTTGAATGTTATAATGCTATGAAAGATGACCCGAGAGTAGTCATAGTAGGAAATCGGACTTCTCAAGAATACTATGATGACTTATGCCGATCCAAGTATGTTCTCTGTCCTGAAGGTACAGGTATCGATACGCACCGGGTCTGGGAAGCGATTGTCTGTGGAGCTACACCGGTCGTACTTCGGAACTCATTAGTACACCTCTATGCGGCCTATCCGGTAAAGATTGTAGATTCTTGGAGTGAATGTATATAATGCTCAGTAGAAGAGTGTATGAACAATCAATCAAACAAAGAATCCCAACTGTCGGTCTTCATTTAATTGCTACAAACCGATATGTACAATTCCTACCAAAGATGCTTGAAACTGCAGATAAATACTTCTTTCCTACCCTGAACAGACATATCATTATTTATACAGACAACCTATCACTACGTCTAGTATCGGATCGGTACAGAACTATTCAGTTTCATATCATTCCAATTCCACATGAAGGATGGCCACATGTTACACTAAAACGATTTCACTACTTTTCAATGTTTAATGAACCATTAGACTATAGCTTTTACTGTGATGTGGATTCTGCTTTTATTAATCCTATAAATGTGAATCTACTGAGTAATGAACTCCTAGGCACTATGCATCCGGGATTTGTGTATGTTAACGATGAACTAATAGTAAAAGGACTAAAAGGTACAGTGTGTACGAATGAAGCCAGTACTGCGTACATTCCTCTGGATGAAAATCAAGTATACTTTTGTGGAGGATTCTTCGGTGGACCGCATTCTAAGTTCATGCAGCTCACTGCCGAACTGAAACAGCGGATACAGAGGGATATGGATAACAATGTAATGGCTGATTGGCATGATGAATCACATCTCAATTGGTACTTCTGGAAGAATCCGCCTAGAGTACTTGAGTTTCCATTTGCAATGCATGAACCTTTAGTACCATTGTATGCAAATCAATGTTGTATTGTATTCCTTGATAAAACTATACGCGGAGGACATGAGGAATTTCGGAAAAATACCCCGCCTCCTGGTCAAATGTTCAAATTTACTGGGTTGGGATTTAAGCGTTATTAAGTATACTCAGACATATGGATATTTATGAGTTCATTCGTTCATTGAAAGTCAAAGTATTAATTGAAATCGGAAGTCATTTTGGCGAAGATACGTTAAAGTTCAAACAGATCCATCCATTTGCACGGATTGTTGCTTTTGAACCGGATCCACGAAATATTAAGATCATTCGTGAAAGCAAAATTGACCGTCTATGTGAATTCTATCCAATTGCACTCTCTGATAAGAACGAACAACGACCATTCTTCATGTCTTCAGGCTCTGTAGGTCAGAATCATACAGATCCACAACATCAAGAAAATGACTGGTCATCTTCGTCTTCGTTGAAGAAACCTACAGGTCATCTTGAGGTTCATAAATGGATCACGTTTCCAACAACAGCTATTGTAGAATGCAGACGACTAGATGATATTCCAAGTCTCAAAGATACAGTGATAGATTTCATTTGGGTAGATGTACAAGGTGCGGAAGATATGGTGTTTTCAGGAGCCAAAGAAACCTTAGCACGAACCCGGTATGTCTATACAGAGTATGGTACAAACTTATATGAAGGACAAATGAATCGTGATCAACTCATTGCATTTTTCGGACCTAATTGGTTAGTGGTTCATGATTATGGTGGTGATATCCTACTCAAAAATATATCCATGTAAGTAATGAGAATTCAAGACTTCAAAGTCGTGTATATCTGTCCGGACCATAACGAAAAGTACCATGCACGGAAGGTTCATATGGACACCATGCTTGCTGAACTTGGATTTAAGGATGTGGTCCACTACAAATCAGGCACAGAAGGATATCCTAGATGCTTAGCCAATGCAAACGTTGAGATCTTGACTCAATACATGAATGAACCAATCCTTCTTCTTGAAGATGACGTTGAGTTTACAGGTGTATCCGAATTTGACTTTGTTCATGGTGCAGACGCCATCTACTTTGGATTAAGTCAATGTGCAAGTCATCCAACAGGTAATTATAATGAAGGATTTTGCAAAGTAGCTTATTATTCACCTACCCAGGTAAGGGTATTGAATATGTTGGGAACTCATGCGATACTCTATATCACTCCACGGTACAAACAGGCCGTCATTGATAAACTCAAGGTTGCAATGGGTCATACAGACATTGCAATTACCCGAATTCAACCTAAATTTCGAATTTTAGCGAATAAGTATCCATCGTTCTTTCAGTCTGCTAACTTCAATGCACCGGGTCATGACAATTCAATTACCTATTTTCATTTAACTATAGATAGACCTCCTTTACTTTTTGGTTTAGCTAACTATTTATAAGCGTCATTACACTCGCGTTATACGATATACATACATGTCTAAGTCCATAGATAATGCAAACGATATTCTTTGACATCGGCGCCAACAGTGGTAAATGGGCACTCGCTAATATAAGTACAACTACATCCATTATAGCAGTAGAAGCGTCACCTACAACCTATCAAGTGTTGAAACAGAACACTCAAGATAAGAACATTACATGTTTAAACTATGCAGTGTCGGATTCAAGTGAAAACACTGTTACGTTTTATGAATCAAAAAGCGATACACTTTCAACATTGGATAAACGATGGTTAGAAGATCCAAGGTCTCGTTTTGGTATTAATTCACCGTATAAGGGATATAGTCCATATCAAGAAATCACGGTGAATAGCACAACTCTTGATAAGTTAGTGGCCACCTATGGAGTTCCAGACCTTCTTAAAATTGATGTAGAAGGAGCTGAAAATAGAGTCATTCGTTCATTGACAGAAAAAGCTAGACTTTTATGTTTTGAGTGGGCGTCTGAGTGGAATCCTGAAACCTTTCAATGTATTGACCATCTTGAATCGCTTGGATATGACCGTTTCCATGTGCAAAATGGAGACGAGTATACATATCGTCCAACTACATTTGAACATACATCTTCCTCTCTTAAAGAACATCTTAATCAAATGCAGTCCATGGTTGACTGGGGAATGATATGGTGTTACTTTTGAATTATTTACACGGCATACTGAGTATAAGTGTAAATGTATTCAATTGTTATCACTACGTATGAGTGCAAGGGTATGGGTGTTTCACTCTTGAAGGACAATCTTGATGCAGTACTCTCACAAACATATAGACCACTTCAATGTGTTATCTCTGATCACAGTCGTGATGATGCTATTGAGACATTTGTTGCATCGGTAGATAAGAAGGATATTGAGTTTATATACGTCCGTTATCCAGACCATTACGGAAATCCTTCGTATAACTGGAACAACGGAATTGCGTATGCAAACGGTAACTATATTCATCCTATCGCAATGGATGAGCGATTGGCGGATCCATCATCTGTTCAGCGTATCGTTGACTTTATGCAAACAACAAGTGCCCAGTGGATTGGTATTGCATGCGGAGTTGAACCGGAAGGCCGAACTCATATCCCGTCATGGAACTCGGACATCATTCGCAATAATTCGATAGGAGGAACCGGTTCAGTTGTTATTCGTGATACATTGAAGCATATCAAATTTGACACTCAATTTTCATGGCTTCTTGATGTAGATTGGTATGCAAGACTTGAAATGGCGGGAGGAAAGCCCGACTTTCTTCCTTTACCAGTGGGCTATATCGTACGAATCCACCCATTACAGCTGACAACTCTTCTCACGAATGACGTGAAAAGAAATGATGAAATCACGATCACTGCAAAATATCAACGCCGAAATACCGTACTTCAACAGATTCAGAACGAGATGAAGGCTGATACCGATATTTCCAGTCATTTGGACACATTATGGAATAAGTCAGTTGAAATGTCTCCACGAAAGATCGTAGAGCTGGGTATACGTGGAGGTGAATCATCACGTATTTTTGGATACGTTGCAAAGGAAACCGGTGCATCATTGATTGGTGTGGATATTGTGCCATGTTCGTACCCAATCGGAACGTTTATACAATCCGATGACGTAGCCTATGCAAGTGTTTATAAAAATACATATGGTTCAGATATTGACGTTCTCTTCATTGATACATCGCACTACTATGCACATACTGTAGAGGAAATCAAAGCATGGTTTTCACTTCTTTCAAAGACAGCTCTTGTTATCTTTCATGATACCAACATGATGGTCAAATTCACTCGAAAGAATGGAACAACCGGTTCAGGTTGGAACAATGAACGTGGAGTCATTCGTGCAATTGAGGAATACTTCGGAACATCGTTCAAAGAAACCGAGTCATTCTCAACAACCGTAAATCGTGAAGGAGAGAAATGGGCTATCTCACATGAAAAGTACTGCAGTGGTTTGACTGTCTGCCGCAAATATTGATTAACGACGGTTATTACGAAGGATACGAGTTATACTGTTTGTTATTCCATATAAACCTGTCATTCTCCTTTCGGATATACTATACATTCCAGCTTCAACACGGTCTTTTAATACAGTGTCTGTTGAAGTTGCGGCTATATCATATTTATCAAAATAAGCCCGATCGCGTAGAGTTTCGTTCTCACGAACATCAGAGGCTCCACGTGTCATCTTAACAGATTCAAACCATTCCCAACTCTGAATAACATAATGATAAAACAACGCGTCGTTCGCCATCGTTATACTACCATCGACTTTATGAGTATGAACATCTAAGTACTTACACCGATCAATACGGACGATTGATTTATACGACACTAACTCTGGCCAACATTTTGTGAATGAAGTTCTGATTGACTTTGGATGTTGAATATAACCATTTGAACCAAAGATCTTCCACGGTATTCTCACCTCAGCAACGTCATTGATAAATCGTCTACGACAATATCCGGGAATGGAGAGTGTAGGATCTGAAAGTACAATAAACTCATCGAAGTCAGCGATACAGCACCATGTATACCCTGAGTTTTTGATTGTAGGTAGAACTTTGTTATAATGAATAACCTGTGCATGTTTCTCTGGAAAGTGATAGAGTGTTATATACTGCCTGTAGTGCTGAATGATTGGCATGAAAGCATCCGTTGAACCGTTGTTAATCAAATAAAAATGAGAAACTCCTTGTGAAATGTAATGTTGAAGCCATTCCTCCATAGCAACAGCCTCATTCTTGAACATCGCTAATACACACACTGACATTGTTATAGTTAACAAATAAATATAGATCAGTCTTGAACTATATTTATTTGGTTTTTGGTTTTTTGAAGTTAGTTTTAAGTTTAGTTGGAGTAGGCTAGACCGCCCATGCCGCTCATCACGCGGAGCACGTTGTAGTTGACGGCGTAAACTCGCACCTGGGCTGTGCGGCCAGAGCGCACAGTGTTGACGGAGACCGTGAGCTGAAGGGTCGCCTTGTCAATACGGGAGAAGTTGCAGGTGCCTGAAGGCTGGTGCTCCTCGGGCTTGAGTGCGAAGGAGTACACGCAGATACCTGGAGCTGTTGGGGTTCGGCTGTGGTGCTGGTATGGTTGCACGAAGCTGAAGTATCGGCCCTCGCGCTCAGTGAATCGGTCTTGGCCGTTGAGCTGGAGCTTGGCGACTTCAGTAGGAGTCTTACCTGAGCATCGCGTACCGGAATCGAGGATGACCTTGGCGAGAAGGTAGTTGGTTGTGTCCTCAAAGAGGTAGAGCTGGTCGTTTTGAGATGCACCAAAGTTGGAGTCCAACCAAGAGGAGCCAGCAAGAGAAGGACCGACTGCAATACCCAAACCTGGGATGTAAGGACCAGATGGGCCCTCATTGCCGACTGTTGGGATTTGGAGACCTGCACCACCACCGCCCAATGCACCTCGTGCGAGGACATCCATGATAACACCCTCAGTGCTGAAGTCATCGGTGTAGTTGAATGGCTGGCATCCGTTGACCTCCTGAATCCATGTAGGAGCAGGTTGAGAGCAGTCAACGAAGGAATCACGCTGGCACACCCAGACAAGCTCCTTAACCGGGTGGTTAAAGTTGAGCTGAATCTTGTTGGAGGAGGAGGTGATGGACTCTGCACCAGTGAACTGGAGTTGCTCAATCAAATACTCGTGGGTCTGTTGGGCGAATCGTCGTCGCTCTTCAGTGTCGAGGTAGATGTAGTCAATGTACAATGACGCAGCCGTGAGTGACTGGATTGCAGTGGGGACTGAGCTGTTGTTGGCGGTAAACTCGTAGTAGCAGCAGTTAATCCATTGCTCGAACTCAACATTGATACGGACCTCGTGGTACTGGAGGGCAATGAGAGGGATTGCAAGACCAGGGTTTCGGCAGAACCAGAACTGGAGAGGGATGTAGAGAGTTCGTGCAGGTGTACCTGATCGAGGAGCGCAAGAGTTGGTCAACTCGGCGCCGGCGCAGGAAACATCCAATGCATAACCCTTACGGTCCTTCATCAAGACAAGGTCGTGGGTGTTACCGATCATCTCATCAAGAGCCTTCACTGTACCCAAATCCTGGGACAATTGGGTCCAGATTTGCATCCAGTCACCATATTGTCTGTCAATGCGCTGGCCACCAATCTCGAGCTCAACAGTCTTGATCATTCGGTGACCAATGTAGTTCAACCAACGGAATCGGTTGATTGCACTGTTGTTGGATGCATCGAGCTGGACCGCTGGGAGAACCACTTGGATGTAGGTTCTGAACATCAAGTCGGCGTTACGGTTGATGATGGCTGTAACGCGCTTGTTGAAGTCAGCCTGGCCGTTGAAGGTCACCTCAATGGACTCCATTGCGAAGTTTGTGTGACGCTTGAACAAAACCTTCCAGAAAGTGATCTGGGGGTTACCTGAGATGTAGATATCCTGCGCACCGTATGAGACTAATTGAAGAAGACCACCACCCATTTCGCTTGTATGATACTCAGCAACAAAATTTCTCCAGCAAGAATCTACACGCTCGGCGACCCTTCATTAAAATGCGCATCTACGCAGTCAATTGTGACCCCGGTCGCGGCGAACGTCTCAAAGCTGCCGCAGCACCTCTAAACCTAGATCTTGTATTGGTTCAATCTCCTCTTAAAGACGATCCGGAAGTGGTACGTCGCGGAGCCACCTGTTTCGCACGCGAAACTTCGTATGCTACAGGGTTTGCAGCTACAATCGGACACATCCGGTGTATGCAAGCATTGGTGGATTCCGGAGAACCGTTAGGAATCATTATTGAAGATGATGTGAGGTTTCACAAAGCCTTCAATGAGGTTGTAGATGCAGTCATTCCACATATGATGGAAGGAAATACAGACATTCTTTCACTTGGGTACATCAACATTCCTCATGGAGAGCATTACCATACAAATGGTCATATCTTAATCCGTAATGTAGGTCTTTCAAATCCATGGGGTGCACAATGCTATATGATTACACGAGAATGGGCAGCCAAGTTCTGTAAGATCTTTGAAGTGGATGATGTATCAATTCCATATCAGTCAAATTTTATAACGGATTGGGTCATGTTTGACCCGATTCTAGGATGTCGTCGTGATACCCTCATGTGGCCCATCGCAGTGGAAGGACCTGATGAACAATCCATTGCAGCCTTCAATCATGGAAAACCAGACTTATTTCAAACAGTTTCACGTGAACACTTCTACTTATGAAGGTAACATAAACGACATTGAGGAACATACAATTCTGCACCACCAATGGCTATCTGGTCATATCCAGAGCGAATACGACGTGAGAAATGTGCAGATTGACCGCAAAGACATAAACTAGAAAGATTCGTGATACGGTCTGCGAGTGGAATTACGTTCAAAAACTCACCGAATGGACGGCGATTGGAATCTCCACTGAGTCCAATAAAGTACACGGTTTTATGAAGTGTATCCACTGCAAATTCTGCAAATGGAACTAATCCTTGAAAGAACTGAGCTTCATCTAAAATGATGACTGAAAAATCAGATAAGAAATCTGCAGTCAGACCATTCAATGTAACGGTTGTATAACATGGAAGTGAATCTCCATCATGAGTGGTGATTTCATCCAAGTTATCAAATCGTGTATCCATCGATGGTTTCACAATAAGAACACGCAAGCCTTGTGCAGTATACTTACGTACAAGGCTAAGCGCGTAGGAGGTTTTTCCAGCAAACATAGGACCCATCACAACTTCTAAGGACATCTTACTTAAAATAGCGCCGCCGATGTGTATGCCGTTTTTTACTACGTCGTCTACGAGATTTACGTTTACCTGCGATATGGAATAAGTTTACGGTTGCAGGCGATCTCGCATCCGAACGTGCTCCACATGCAAAAAAGTAGAGTGTAATCACTCCTTGACCGGCATAGGAAGTAGAGAGTTGAGTGATAACCTCTAACAACGGATAGAGCTTTCCACGATCGAATAACTCTGTTGAAACAATACTTCCATCCTCTCTCCGTATCCCCATTGTCTGCGGATCATCTGGGTCATTGAACGAGTACTCTAATTTAGGAAACGATGTATAGCTGCAGCCTTGTTTAAACAAGTAGCGTTTTCCAACATTCTTCTTAATTGTTTGAGGAACTCCGTTAATGTTGATGGCTGCACAGGTATCCATTTGTCTCGGATTATAGAAGAATACAAGACGTACGTTCTTTGGAAGTGTTAGTTGTTGATAATATCCATCTTGTCGAGCCGCTGTTACACCGCCATGTGCGTACACTGCAAGAACAACTCCCTTTTC